ATATTGAACTGTGGAATGATGAATTAAATGTTTCAGTTGAATATTTGGATCAAGTTGATGTTGTGATTTTTTAAGATGGGGTGTTTTATGTGTAAAAGTAGCCTCGTTCATTTTCTTTTTACGCCCCTGACAATGGGCTCTTTGTGAGAACCCTTTTGGATTATCACAGTTAATTGATTTTTTATATTTCTGAGACCACTCTTCTTTGGTTGTAGAAGCACCGTTTTCTTTACGGAGCATACCCTGTGGATCTACCATAAAACCAGCAGGAATGGGTTTACACTCCTTATTGGTGTAACAATAGTATTCTCCTGCAGGGCACTTCCCGTTCTTCATTGATATGATATTGGTCTTCTATCTATTTATGTTATCCTAACGCTATCGAAAGAGCTGTAACGTCATCGATTGATGGCCCAGAAGTGGTAATGTTAGTTAATCCAGATCCATCACCAACAAATGAAGTGGCAGTGAGAACTCCAGAAATACGTGCGTTTCCAATCACATCCAATTTTGCAACAGGAGCCGTTGATGCGATTCCTACGTTTCCTTCTGTAAAATAAGTATTATATGAACTAGTTCCTAAACCAGCAGACCAGGTGTTAACTGCAAAAACTGTGGTTCCAATACCTACATCTTTAGAGGCATAAAACTTACCATCATAGGTGTTGAGAGCTATTTCGCCTAATGGCAACTGATCACTTGTTGGGATTTTACCAGCAACAGATGACCGTTTAACTCTAATAATGGGATCTGCCATTCAACTCCTTATGGTGGTATATACCGTAATCACTCAGTATATACTGAGCTTTAAAGATATTTAGTTAAACGAAGTCGTCTTTCTGTGTTGGTTTTCTTGTTTTCGTGGATAGTCTATTGATTTCTTCTTGTTGTTCTGTTGTTTTTATATTTAAAGACTCAACAATGTCTGTAAGTTTTTTGACTCTTGCCTCAGTGGCAACAAGTTGAGAAACAAGATCAAAACATTTTTGTTGGTAAGAAGATATCAAATACTTATAATCTTGTTCATCCATAAAAAAAAGAGGGGTGTAGACCCCTCTATTTAGAATTTAATTTTATATCTTAGAACGTACCGCCGTCAATAGTTACATTTTGAATCACAACTTTACTACCACTACAAGCGATAACTTGTTCTGATTGCCCAGTGCAACCGTTAATGTACAACGACTTGGCTTCAAAGTCTGCATAAGTGTTAATTGTTAATACACCAGTTGATTCTGTTACATCAGATGCAGCAACCACTCTACTTACACTGTCATCCCAGAAGAGTGCAGCTTTCTTAGCGGATGATGTGTAGTAGTTGAAAAGAACACCAATGTCCTTGTTGAGGTCTGAAGATGGTGCAGAACCATCAACCATACCAAGTTCAAGAAGTTGATCTTCAATTGTAGTTGTGGTTGTATTAACTTGCGTTGTAGATCCATTAACATACAGGTTTCCGCCAATGGTAACATTGCCTGTCGTAGTAACAGTAGTTGCACTTGCATCGCCCAATGTTGGGGATATTAAAGTTGGGCTATTAGCAAATACATTTGCACCTGTTCCAGTTTCATCTGTGAGTGCCGCAGCTAAATTTGCTGAAGACGGAGTTGCAAGGAACGCTGCAATATTGGCACCAAGACCAGAAATACCTGTGGCCACGGGAAGGCCAGTACAGTTAGTTAAAGTGCCAGAAGTAGGAGTTCCGAGAACAGGAGTTACGAGTGTGGGTGTATTAGCAAATACCAAAGCACCTGTTCCAGTTTCATCACTAACAGCAGATGCTAAGTTTGCTGAAGATGGAGTTACTAAGAAAGTTGCAACGTTAGCACCAAGACCAGTGATATTACCGACCGCTAAGTTTCCGCTAAATGAAGCCGCAGTGACAATACCTGCAGATGCATTAACTCCATTTGAAGTAATTGTTACAGCAGATCCAACCACGACACTGGTTGCAGTTGCAGAAGCAAATGCAGCAGTTCCAGTGAATGTTGGAGAAGCAGAAAAGACTACAGTACTAGAACCAGTTTCATCAGTTAATGCAGAAGCTAAGTTTGCTGATGATGGAGTTGCAAGGAATGTTGCAACGTTAGCACCAAGACCAGAAATACCAGTAGATACAGGTAATCCAGTACAGTTGGTCAGAGTACCAGAAGTAGGAGTTCCTAATACAGGAGTTACGAGTGTAGGTGTATTGGCAAATACCAGAGCACCAGTACCAGTCTCATCAGTAACCGCTGCAGCTAAGTTGGCGGATGATGGAGTAACAAGAAAATTCGTAATACCAACACCTGCTCCCGTTAAGGTTCCAGCACTTGTTGTTACCGTAGCGAAACTTAAAGTACCAGATCCGTTAGTAACCAGAGCCTGACCATTTGTTCCATCAGTGCCAGGCATTGTATAAGTTACAATACCAGCTAATGAGTTTGGTGCTTTAATTGTAATAAAATGAGAACCGTTGTTGGTTCCTTCTACCAGGTTTACACCACTACCTGTCGTTGTTGTGTTATTAGTCCAGAAACGGTGTGAACCGATGATTTTATTAGTTGCTGTTTCAGAGGTAAGACCAACGTACAGATCATAACTATCTGTCGTAAAACCAGGTTCACCTGCCTGAAGTCCAGGAAGATTAGCAAGAAGACCTCTCTTAAACTGAATTACAGGAGCTGCCATCTAATTTGCCACTATTTTTATATTATTTATTACTAACAAAAAGTTAAAATGTGCCTCCATCAACACCTTCCAATTGCAAATTACCAGCATCTAATTTTTCTTCTACAATATCGACAAAAGAATCTGGTGTATTTGTAGGAAACCCCAACAAAGTATCTATTGTTATGGTTTCAAATCTTCCCGTAGTTGCATTATATCGAATGATGTTTTTGTTTTTTGATGCGTTTAATGAACCTGTTGTTAAATTTGTTAAATCTCTAAGACGTGTTGGCATCAGAATGTGCCTCCATCTAACGTTTCTAACTGTACATCTCCGAGATTAATTTCTGTTTCCAAAACATTAATGAATTCATCACTAACGTCACTATCTTCAGCTGCAGTTGCTAATAACTGATCTGCAGTAATTAGAATAAACTTATCTGTTGCACTATCATAAGAAACAACACATCCATCCTTTGACTGATCTAATATTCCAAAATTAGTATCACCCATCTCTTCTATTTGAGATGGGTTACGAGTTGAAGTAACTGATAATTTTGTTGTAGATGTTTTTCTAGTAACAGTTGCAGCTGATTGTGCTTTTCTGACTACAGCCATTTTTTTACGTGCTAATGCCTGCGGTTACTAAAGCCATTCCTTGTACTAATCTAGACTTAGCACCAGTAGAAGATGTCAGTCTCACATCATACAAATATCTACCAGGGCTAAGACTATTTGTGACACCAGAGGTCATTGCAATCGCAACTTCTCCTGTTAATCCCGTAATATTTACAGTAAATGAAGTTGAAGTTGTTGATGACGGATGTTTTTTAATTTTTGCTTCACCACTATATCCAGACAAATTAGAAGCACTTCCATCAGATTCTGTGGAGTTAAATGTCTCCGTAAAATCTGCTCCCTGAGGAATCGTGATATTAATAGACGGAATGGCTGCCATTGTCTTTTTCTAACTATTTAGTTTCTTCCTTCTTAGTTGATTTAAGAAGTTTTGACAATTCTGCAGTAGATCCTACAAACAGTGCATTAGTAACATTCGTTGGCCCTTTATTTGGTTCTTCATCCAATTCTTTCATCTTCTTCTGCAAATCAATCAGTTTGTCTGTTGTATCTGCAACGTTTTTAATTAGTTGACCAGCAACTTCATATGCTCTTGGAGAATCAGACTCTTGTGCAAGTTCAAGAATACCATTCACGGCTTCCTGACCTTTTTCAATTAAAGAATATAAGTTTCCTCTTGAGTACTCATAATCTTTTTTAATCTGATTGTCATCTGGTTGATTTTTAACAACATCAACTTCCTCAGGTTCAGTTGAAACTATGGAAGTTTCAATGTCTAAAGCGTTTTCAATCGAATCGAAGTTTTTCATAAGTTACATCAGACATCAAATCCTTGAACTTCACTGTATCGTTTACCATCAGTGAAGAAAGAAACAGTTTCATTAAAACCAAAGTCGTCGCCTGGTTCAATCAGTGCATCATCTGCAGGAGTTAGTTTATCAACACTTGTACCGTGAGTGTGTGTTGCAACAATAGTATCATCATAACCTCTATAAACTGTGGCAAAGTTACCTTCAATTGATCTGACGTACATAATTTCATCGTTAATGATGATCCTGTCATCAGCTGATATTGATGCAGTACTGTTCAGTTTAATCTTGGTGACTGAAGTAGAAATGTCTCCGTCAACTGTGGTTGTGTTATCATTATTATAATCTTTGACAGCTTGAGGAGTTGCAGTATATCTTTGAACTCTTCTTGCAGTTTGAATATTTGTGCTATCGTAGTAATCAACATCAACTTTCTTGATGAGACCGTCAGTACTATCTGCAACAGGACCAAACAGATAAGTTTTTGCAGTAAATCTGAGTGTATGTACAATCAGTCTTCTTTCGTCAAGAAAACTACCTTCATACTTATCGTTTTGTTGAATACTTTCTAATACGATTGGAATATCTTTCTTTTCTCCAATTGAACTAATTAGATTTACCGTTACGTTAAAAGATGGTTGAAAGAATGGTAGTATCTGTTCTATAATCTGAAGAGAGTCATCATTTAACTTAGTCATAATATTAAGTTCAAATGATACATTATATGGAACTGGCATATAAACTTTCTTTACCTTATCATTGTTATCTACGGCAATAAAAGTTTGAACAATACTTGTTTTTCTAGATGGATCATATTGTAATCCAGTCATCTCAAATGACAACCGAGGTAAAGTCAATGCAATTTTGGTGTTTAACGTTGGTTGTTGTTCAATTCTCGCCAGAAACTTTTGAATTGGACCGTATGCCAAAGGAACCTTCATCACACTAAAGTCTACTCCGTTCGCATCCTTGTGACGAATTTGTACGTTATTAAACAGTGTGCCAAAAGCAATAACCGTTTTACGAAGAATCTCGTGATAAAAATAAGTTCCTAACATATCAAAGCTTTCTAACTATTTAGAAAGTACCAAATGGGTTCCTTTCAGTAAAGTCAAGTAATGCATCGGCTTCAGTTTCAATCTCTTTATTTTCTTGATATTGTCTGGTGGTTAAATTCAATGCAGTGGCAAATCCAGTTGGTTTATCGGTATCAATAGATTTGATAATGTAGATTGCACCAGAGTCTAAACCTGTAACTTTATCTCCAACTTTAAATGCAAGAGAACTGATACTAGACACATCCAGAGTTCTACTTGCAGCATCCCAAGCTTTAACTCTTGCAGTTTGAGTGGATGCTGCACCTACACCAGAAGCAAAGAGTAACTTTTCATTGAATGTATATGTTCCGATTCCAATCGTAGTTGCAGCACCAACTGTAATTGTAGGAGCAACAGTATATCCAGAACCAGCATTACTGATATAAATTGCACTAATTGTACCACCAGCTCCAAGAATAGCTTCACCTGTTGCAGTAGTACCTGATGGTGGAGAAGAGAAGGTAACAGTAGGAGTTGTTGTGTATCCAGAACCACCACTAGTAATTGTTACAATACCAATTGCACCCAAACTTGTAATACCTGCGGTTGCAATACCAGATCCAGGTACGGAGACGGTAGGAATACCAAGATAACCACTACCAGGATTAATTAACAGAATTCTATTAATCGAAAAACCTGTTGCAATGCCAGATCTTTCAGTCATAATTGCAACTGCTGTAGCATTTACTCCAGGAGACGTGCTAATTGAAACAGTTGGTGCAGAAGAGTATCCATACCCATCACTTTGCAGATATAATTTTTGAACAGCGTTGTACACAACACCCGTACTAGCTGTTGCGGTGCTTCCTACCCCAGACATCACCAGACGAGTGATATATCCTTCCGTTTGAACAACGGTATCAAGTTCGTCAATACCAGTATCAATAACTTCGTCTTCGTATTCAAACAACTCACATCTAAGTTCATAGACATATCCTTTCTGAAGTTGATAGAAAGGTTTTTCGTGTTCTACGAACTTAATCTCTAATAACTTTTCTCCCAGAGGTAAATAAATCAAATCTCCTTCTTTTGGTCTAGTAAGTTCATAATCATCTTCATTCGCTTTTAAAAATGGTGTGATATAACTTTCAAATCTTTCTTTTGAGATAATAAGATTAAACTCATCGGTGGCACGAATACCAAACTTAGTAAGAATATCAACTCCAGATGGACCCTCAAAGTTGGCGATATAAGTTTCCAGAGGAAAAGCCTGATCAAACACAGACTGAATGACCTCTTGAATAATCGTCTTCTTAGTCAGGATTCTTCTGGGAATATAATAACATTCAACTCCATACATACGAAGTTGTTCGTTAATCAGATCCTGAACTAAGTTCTGTTCACTTTGAGAACCTTGAAGAAAAAAAGGATTTAACATTATCCGATCATATCAAGAGGTGGCATTTCATACGTTGATGGCATCTTGGCTTCAATTTCAGCTAATTCCCTAACGCCATCTTCATATATTTGTCTTCCATTCAATTGAACACCGCCAGGAAGTTGAACACCTTGGAACTTAATTAAGTTCATACCCCACTGTTTCTTACAAAGTGCAGTGAAATATCTTTTTAAGAATGGATCATTGTATACTCTAGTAAAATCATTTGGATCAAGAATGCGGAAACAATCGATGATAAAATAATCATCAACAGTAACTTGAGACCAATCAACATCAATGTATAATTTGTCTTGACGAATATTAAAACGATATCTGATTTCTGGATTTAAAAGGAACGTAATATCTTCAAGATAGGTTTGAACCATTGAATACTGAAGTAGATCAACAGAACTAAACTGATACAGATCGTTTAAGAAAAGTTGATATCGAATATTGAACAGACCATCGTACACAGTGTCGGATCTGATTCTAAAGATGTTATTAATTCCAATAACCGAGGCAGGAATTTGTATGTAATTATTATTCTCTTCTAATGTAAATGAAACTGAAGATCCTGCAATTGTTGCAGAAGTTGTGGTGGTTGTAATACCTGCAGTAGAATTAGCTCCCCTTGCACGACCTCTATCTACATCAGCTTGAGTGATTTTATATTTGAGATACATCCGTGCAATACCATCATAGTGTCTCTCTTGAAACACTTGAACGGCATCGTCTAATAAGTCTTCAAGTTGTTCGTCGGCAACGTTGATTTCCAAAACAGGATAACCAAGTTGTCTCTTGGCATAATCAATTAGGCCTTGTCTTGAACTTGGTTGAGCCATCTATCTGCCTTTTTTTAACTATTTAGTTTCTGGACTATAACAGATAACATATCTTTGATATCCGTAATGTCACCCTTTACATTATCCAAATCCTCTTTCATTTGTTCAAACTCACGGTTTTTTCTTTCCAGAGCATCTCTTCTTTCAATGTAATTTTCATAGGCACTTCTATCTCTATTCACAATTGCTTTTGAATTGGAATCTCTGTAGAGACCAGAAAATCCTTCAACGGGAACGTATTCAGTCATTATGCAAGGGCGATAGCTCTAAGATCCTTAATGTATGGTGGTTCTGCCTGATTGGTTCCCACAATGTCAATCTTAATTTGGAACTTGGTAAACTTAGGCAGAGGGCCACTGGTGAAGAGATAATCTTTGTATGAAAGATCAGAACTTGGAGTTGTTACTCTATCAGGTTTACCATTTTTCAGAGAT